AGAGAAACAGACTGAGGGTTTCATCAAGGTATATTGTGGTGGTAAATATGGACTCGTTGAGTCTGGCAAACGCGTTTATCCAGAGTTTAACTACGATATACACTCAGTACAACATCTGGAGGCCATTCAGGGTGATCCGTTGTACCTTGGTTTCGACTTCGGTCTTACTCCTGCGTGTGTGGTGGTCCAGCTGTCAGCCCGTGGCCAAGTCCGTGTGCTTAAGGAGTATGTTGCTGAGGATATGGGAATAAAGACCTTTGCGGAAAATATTGTCAAACCACAATTATCGATTGATTTTCCCTATTGCAGAATAAGTGAATGGGCAGAAGGAGACCCTGCGGGTGCTAAAGGTGATGAAATTATGGAAGAACTTAGCTGTATTGGCGAGCTTAATTCTTTGGGTATTCCTTGCCGTGCGGCAACCACAAATGATCCCGATGTGCGTATTAACTCTGTTCGTTACTTTCTTAATCTTATGGTGGATGGTCGACCAGCTTTTCTAATATCGCGCGAAGGTTGTCCAGTATTAGTTAAGGGTTTCATGTCAGGCTATCATTTTAAGCGTATGATGATATCAGGTGATGAGCGATATCAGGACAAGCCAAACAAAAATAAATACTCTCATCCTCATGATGCTTTACAATATAGATTGATGCCATTTGCGAGTGAGCGACTGGTGGACAAGCCTGAGAAACCAAAACATGATCCGTTTGCTAATAATACGGTGATGAGATGGCAGAACTAACGAGTATTAGAGCAATTGTGAATAAAACTCTAGGTGAGCAAAATCTTTATAAAATTGATAGATGGAAATATCCATATAAAAAATGTAGACATAATAATGAAGTATTTTGTGAATTTTGTAGGAAAGAAATAGAAAAGGAGTTGTCAAAATGAGCAATGAATATGTTATAAAAACGACGACTCATGATATTTATTTTAATCAAGAACATTTTTTTATGTTAACAGAGCGTGAGAGAAAAGTTTTAGAACTAAGATTTTCTCTTTATGGAAATGAAAAACTTTCTTTGGTGGAAACAGGGAAGTTGATTGAGTCATTACATAAAAATGGAAAGACAATAAGCAGGGAAAGAGTTAGACAAATACAATCAAAGGCATTGCGTAAATTAAGAAATCCATCTAGACATATTAAAGTTATAGTTCATTCTTAATATGGGAGAAAGGTATGAAAGACAATGACCCAAACAAACACGCATTTGATCCGCAAATAGCAAAGCAAGTTTCATGGATTGATGAGCATCTTGAAGCTAAGGGAAAGATATTTAATAAAGAACAGGAAATGTTTTATCGTGCGACAGATTACAGGGGTTAATGATGAACGATTTTGAAAAATGGATGTTATTGCCAAAGTTCAGGGTGCAAGCGTTAGATAATCCTGAATTGGGTAAATATATCGCAGTATTTTATGGTGACCTAAAGGATGAAAGAGACATTGTACATTCATGTTTTGAATATCCTGACACTATAGAAAAACTGGTATCGCATTTAGAGTGTGCGCTGAATAGTTTGTTGAAAGTTTATCACTTGCAGCCGAAGGAGATTGAATATGCCCCTAGTTAAAGGGAAGAAAGCTAGCACACCAAAAGGTTTTAAATCTAATTTGAAAAGAGAGTTATCCGAAGGTAAGCCAAAAGATCAGAGTTTAGCCATTGCTTATAGCGAGGCTCGTAGAGGAAAACAGAAAGGTAAAAAGAAATGACACAGAGAAGTATAGGATTATCCTGTGAGCCGCTTCCATCAGGGAGGCGGGTGAAAGAAACTGTGAATTTAGAAGATAAAATTAAAGAGTTAGAAGATAAAATAAAAGAGCTAGATAAAACATTCGATAATTATAGACAATACAAAACTGATATTGAAGATTTAGAAACAGATGTGATGTATTTAACAAAAAGAATAGATAAGCTAGAAAGCGAATAAAGGGTCTGGAATTGTATGGTGGGGATGATTAAAGGCGTAGTTTGTATCTTAAAAGATCGACATTATTATCCTGGATCACCATCTATTAACAATAATGGGTATTTCACCATAACTTGTGTAAAATGTGGTAAAAGTGAAAGCCTAAAACTACCTATTGATAAGGACATCAATCATGCCTGCCATACCTCTAAACCTAGTATTTGATGCAGAACTCCCTGGACAAGCCCAAGACGGCAGCAATGCCCGTATCGTACGTATGAAGTGTAACAATACCTTGGCCGAAGTAGTAGGCGCAGGGTTCTTAAATCCCCTCATTGCTGCACAAGGATTGACCTTGTACGCATCAGATTTCGTATGTGTCGCAGCATCAGACGGCAACCAGATATATAAGCCAGTGATTGATGGTGAAGGCGTTATTACGCTAACTGTATTACCATAGTTTATTGGGGGCAAAAAGGGCGGTATACCGTCTGACATTCTTAGAGGCCGGAATGGGCTAAAATCCCGTGAAGATGGTGAATGTCTGCAATTCCTCTACTTGCATAGTCCCCTTTTTATTCATTAAGCAAGGATGCTTAATGGCGCATTATTATGTATAATTCCTTATGAAAAAAATCCAAGATATTAAGGTAAGATTTTTTAAATATGTCATTAAAAGTAATGATGATAATTGCTGGATATGGACAGGGGCAAAAACTCCTTTTGGATATGGAAGATTTGGGACTATAGGGAATAAAAGAGTCTATGCCCATAGATTTAGTTATGAGATACATGAAGAAAAAATACCTAACGGATATTTAATTTGTCATTCGTGTGATAATCCATCTTGCGTCAACCCAAAACATTTATGGTTAGGAACTCCTAAAGATAATATGGATGATATGAGGAAAAAAGGAAGAAATTCGGGTGATACGGGGCAATATCTTAAATCATTTAAAGGATCTAACCATCCTTGTTCAAAGCTAAACGAAGAAAAAGTAAAAGAAATAAGAATTAAACTTAAAAATGGCATTAAAGGTTATATTTTAGCTGATGAATATAATGTTAGTCGTCAGCTTATTTATACTATTAAAGATGGATTAAGCTGGAAGCATGTTATAGTTTAAATTTGCTATTAATGATAAGGATATCATTAAGTGGAACGCGACCAAAATGACGTGAATCAGGACTTTGATCCTGAGAAACTGAACGAAATGGAAGAAAGACGCCTCCAACGCCTGAATGATGCAGGTATTGATGAGAACCATGTGCTAGACCAAGCTGGCAAGCACATGAACATCTGGCAAAGTTACATGGGTGAAAATATCACCCGTGGCAAGGATGACATGAATTTCTGCCTTCGTGACCAGTGGACGGCAGTTGAGCGGTCAGAGTTCACGCGGCTTTTTAAACCTGCCATGACATTCAATAAATTATATGATGCAACAAAGAAAATTGCGGGTGAACAAAGAAAAAACAAGCCAGATTTAATAGTAAGATCGCTGACAGGTAAAGCCACTCAGGAACAGATAAATTTAAGGGCTGATTTAGTACGTACCATATCATACCAATCACAAAACGACTTAGTTTACCAGACTGCATTCAAGTCAGCCCTCATGATGGGTTTCGGTGCGTTCCAAATATGTTTAGACTATGAATCACCAAAGTCTTTCAATCAAGTGATTCGTTATGATCTTATACCTGATCCGACCCGTACTGCTTTTGATCCTACTGCCCTTAAACCTCATAAGGGTGATGGTAATTATTGCGCTCGTTATTATGTATTCACTCGTGATGAGTTTTTCGCTACTTACCCTTATGTTACGAATCCTGTTTCTTACATTGATCCGTATATGCTGCTCGACTTTCAATGGCAAACAAGGGACACCATAACAGTATGCGATTATTTCGTTAAGGAATGGTACGCACTCACTATTTACAAGCTCTCAGACGGACGTACAGTCACTGAACAGGAATGGGAACAGGTACAGAAAGACTATAAGTTACAATTAGAAGTGACCGAAGAAACAGCAGAAATCAAGAAAATGGTCAAGGCAATGAAGCCTATTATCGTAAATGAGCGGCAGACACAAGATTACCGTATCATGCATTACCGGATGATTCGTAACCAGATTATCGAATTTAGTGAATGGCCAAGCAAGCAATTGCCTATTATATTTGTGGATGGCGATTCATACTTTATCGAAGGCAGGCAATACACAAGGTCATTTATCCATGAAGCTCGTGATGCTCAAAAATGCGTTAATTATTTCGGGTCAGAAATCGCCGCAGAGGTTAAGAATCGTCGCCGTGAACAATGGCTTGGAACCCCCGATAATATTAGTGGATATGAACAAGATTGGAGAAATCCTGAATTACAGATGGGCATTTTACGTGCTAAACCAGACCCTAAAACAGGGCAGATGCCGGTTAAGCAGCCACCATGGGACTTATCTCCAGCCATTATGCAAAATTTTCAGCGTGCCACACAGGATATTAGAGAAATCTTGGGATTTTCTGAGACAGAAGCGTTACAAGGACGCGATATCTCTGGCAAGGCAAGACGCGAGCGTAAATTAGAAGGTTCGATGTCAGCCTATGTTTATTTTGACAATATGAATCAAGCAGTTGAGCAAGGTGGACGCGTCGTAAATGACCTCCTCCCTTACATCATCGGTCAAGATGAGCGTACAATGGTAATTAGTAAGAAAGATGGTAAAACTGATTCTGTTACGATCAATGAAAAAGGCCGTGATGGGGTGATTAAAAATGATTTGGGCGTTGGTGATTTCGACGTTGAAATTAATGCAGGCCCTTCGTTCGCGGTTCAAAAAAGCGAAAGTTTGGATTTCTTTAGCGCCACGGTTGCGAATAATCCTCAAGTTTTCAACCTTATCGCTGACTTATGGGCGGAAAACCTTGACATCTCGCAACAAGAACAAGTCAAAGAACGTCTTAAAACGTTAGTTCCACCAGAAATATTAGCAAAAGAATCAGGTAAACCGATGCCTCCAAAGCAGCCTGATCCACAGATGATAATGTTGCAAGCAGAAATACAAAGTAAGCAAGCTGATATACAGAATAAGATGAAAGAAGTGGAAGTAAAAGCTAAGAAATTAGAACTTGAAGCTCAAGAATTAGAATTAAAGAAAGCAGAAATGTTTTTAAAGGCTCAAGAAACACAAGACAAGGCTCAGGCTGAGGTTTTTAAGCATCAATTAGATGTTAGACAGGCAGAGATAGTGCATGGCCATAATAATAAAAAAGCAGATTTAGATTTTAGTCATAAAATTTCATCGTTGCTTTCTGATATATATAAACATGAAACAAAATTAGATCATGAAAAACAATTAGATAAAAATAAAAAGGCTACTGATTAGTAGCCTTTAAATATTCAATACCTGATTTCATTAATTCAATGTCATCATTGAAAGCCCCTATTCCTATATTGCATTTAAAGCATAATAAACCTCGAATTTTTCCTGTTTTATGGCAATGATCTACGCTTAACATTTTTACTTTATTTGATTTCTTTTTTATTTGAGTTTCAGGTTTTTTACATATTTTACAAACATGATTTTGTTTCTCTAATAAATCATAGTAGTGGTTAGCGGTCATTTTGAATTTATGAAGAATAGTATAGGCATGAGGTTTGTTTTCATGCGTAACAAATTTAGGAACTTTATTTTTTAAATGTTTTCTTTTTGTATATAAATAAATAGTTCTATCTTTTCTATTTATTTCTTTATCGCGTCTACAAATTTTGCATCTATAATAGGCTTTTCCTTTAGGTGAATATCTATTAAGAATTATTTGATCTGCATTTAATTGTCCATGAATTTTACAAATTTTCATATTCACCCCATCTAGTGTTAGCCATCAAATAGGACAAAACCGAGCCAGTGATGGACTGGCTATTCGCTCCGTCGAGCTAGGTTTTGAGGATTGGATTATAACAAGAAAAGAAAGCCAAGGAATAGCCTTGGCTTCGTTTTATAGTTGAATGTAGTTTGATTTGTCGAATTTATTCTCATTGATTTCATATATTTCTGATTCTTGATCTAAATTTTCTTTATTTTTTCCAATATCGACAGCTTTTAATCCTTTTGCTTTAGTGAATTTTTTTAATAAATCGGAAAATATGCATGTCACTAAATTTTGCACGCTAAAAATTGTAGATAATAATTGTTCTTTAGAAAGATTTTTCATTTTTAATGAATGATGATTATCAATACTATCTTCGCTTATTATTATTTGCTTATCGGATGTTTTAAAGACTAGTATTTTTTTAAACTCATCTGCTTGAAATTGTGGAATGGTTGAGAGGTAAAAATCCTTTAATTCTGGATTGAATTTTTTAGGATCAATATTTATTTCGCTAATTAAAACTTCGGATATGCATTCCGTGAGAAAACATAATAATTCACCAGTATTTAAGAATATTTTCTTACATTCCTCATCATCTTCATTATAGTTAAAGTAAATTAAAGTCATATAAACGTCTAGCGGTATCATTCCATGAAATTTTTTTAAAGAATTTATTACATAAACAAATTTCTTTTTTATTTCTAACATTTAATTTCTCCACTTTAATTTTTTTAAATCAATTAATAATAATTTGTTATCATTCATATCAAAATCTAATAGGATGGTTTGACTCAATCTGAAAGGCTCATGAAAATCATAGCGAAAGGTAAGGGATAAAAAATTAGATATTTTTTTTGCATTTGTACTCTCATGTAATTTGTAACTATGGGGGTCTATGTTTTTTGTTATTAATATAAGGTTTTTATCTTCTTTATGCATTGCTACAGAAACCCTAGTTCCTTTTTTCATTTCCAGTAAATTACATATTACTTTCCCAATAGAAATCCGTATTACGTTTCTTTGGTTAATAATATTTACTCTGCCGGTAACAAGCTCAGCATTTCTTGGATGTCGTAAACGCTTTTTACTGTAATCACTCCAGTCATCCTGATTCATTGTTAATGTCCTTGTACGTTCGAATATTATTCGAAAACCACTCGTTCAGATCATCCACTGAATAATAAACTTTGCCTTTACCCTGTATCTTGATGAAAGGTGGTGGCTCTTTTTTATATCGTTGTTTTTGAAACCATGAGACGGAATAGCCATAGAGATGGCTTGCCTCTTTATCTGTCAGGTATTTCTTGCCTAAAATCTCAATCATTTTTCACGTCCTGTGAATAGCGTTTCAATTAAATTATTCCTTATCAAGTCCTTGTAAACCATATCATCACGAGGCTCGTAATTCTAGGGGGTTATCCCTTAATAGGCGTAAAATTTACTCATACATGGACAAGGAGTTCATGGGCTACCGAGCAGCCTTACAGCTCGCGGGCATAAGAATTGCCGAAGTGGAGTCGATATGGAAAGT